CGCAACCGCTGGCCACAAGCCACTGCCGTGGAGGTGCTGTGAGCAATATCCGCCAGCGCCTTGAGCAGTTGCTCACTGATTCCGGCACCTACCGTCAAGGTCAGCAGGATGAACGCCAACGGCTGCAGCAGCTGATCGATTTGCGCATTGATCAACTCAACAGCATCACCGGCCTGCGCTTTAGGCAGCAGATCTGCGAAGAACTGCTGCGCATCCGTCAACAACTTGAACCATGAAGGAACACCAGCTCGATCAGCAACGCGCCGACATGATGGCGGCCATTTATGAACGCAGCGGCCGCACATGTGGCACCTACACCGGCCTATGGGATGAGTTTTGCCATGATCTCGCTGCGAATTTTAGGGATACTGACTACCCAGAGCTCTTGGCCCGTGTGGTGCGCGCCATGGATGCCACAGAATCCGTGATGACGCAAAAGCAGGCCCAGCAGGCCATTGAGGTGTGCCGCCAGCAGCTGCTGGGAGATAAGTGGCGATGACGCGGCACGCCGGATCGTTCAAGACTGGCGAGCAAAACTATGCCGCAATTCTGACGCCGGAGCTGGTGCGTAAGCTGCGCCAGCTGCAGCGTGAGGGGTGGTCGTATCGCCAGCTGGCAGCAGAGTTTGATGTTGACGAAAAACACGCATGGCGCATTTGCAAACGCATGGTTTGGGCATGGCTCGATGACTGACGCGATCAACCCAGACCACTACCGCCGCGGGCCGGTGGAAGCTATCGACGTGATTGAGGCGGCCGTGGCTGATGCGCCCCATATGGTCCCGGCATATCTGCAGGGGCAGGCGCTGAAATACTTGCTGCGCATGTGGTGCAAGGGCAATGCCTTGGAAGATGCCCGCAAGTGCCGCTGGTATTTGGACCGCCTTATCGCCAAACTGGAGGGATGATGCCCCACCTGCCAGGTCTGTCCATGCTTGAGCGCTGGGCGCTTGGCATCCTTGTGCGCAGCCGGCGCACCGGGCTGGTGGTGGTCAAGCCATACGGCCGCGGCGAGATGATCGTCGCAGCAGACCAGACTGATCCGGTTGCGGCTTATGTCACCAATGGCCCGGATGAACCAGCCAGCATGACGCTAGAGCGCATCTTTCATCAGCCGGCATACGGCGAGGATCAATGATCAGCCTGCACGCTGGCCGTTTGCTGCTGGTGTGCAAGCGCTGCGATGGGCACTGGTACGCCCGCGTTGTGCTGGGTCCAAAGCCTGAGCATCAGCTTGAGGCCGACACAGGCACAGTGCGATTGCAGGATGCGTTGATTCGTGCGCAATCCATCTACCAAGCTGCACAGTCGGAACTGCGATCGCTCGATCACCCTCCGATGTGTTGGGACTGCCACTACTGGGAGATGCGGCAACAGGGATGCGGCTTGGCGTTGCCAGAATCAAAGCGTAGTGGCGGGCGCTATGCGGCCCGCTGTGAAATGTACGAACGTGCCTCGTGAGTGGGCCACACCTATACGCGCTGATTGGTGCCCACTGATCCACCAGTCTCTGCAGGCAATCGACCGTCACAACACTCTTTGGTTTGCTAGCAGTGATCCATTTCACCTAGAGCAAGCGCAGGCTCTACGGGAGTATGTCGCCAGACTGAAGGCATGGATCTGTCAGCAAGAGGCGGCGCGATGTACGGACCAGAAGTGATCAGCCGGACAGACCGTGATGGCGGCTACATCGAGACGTTGATGCCCGTGCGCGGTGAGGTCTATTACCGCAGCTGTGTCGCTGGCACTTGCCGCTATAGCTCTGATTTGTGGCAGGCCGAAATGTACCTAGATCAGCTGTTGGGTCGCAGCCTTAGTTGATAGGTTGGCCGGTGCCCAGGGCTCACGCACCGCTGAGCTCACCGCAGCCGGCCGCTACGGACGCTGAGCCTTTTAGAAAGAACTCGCCGAGATTATGGCTCAGATTGCAGCCAGCGTGCGATCGCCCATTCGCCTAGAGCTGACCAGAACGGCTGAGCGCGATACCAGTCCACCCAAGGTTTATGGCCTTTGCTGCAGTTGCAGCCCATGCAGCAGGCCACCAAGTTGCTAGGGATGGTGGTGCCGCCGTGCGCCTTTGGGATGACGTGATCGATGGTTGGGCTGCGGCCGAGCTCTTCGCCGCAGTAGGCGCACTGATAGTTCCAGGCCAGAAGGATCTGATCACGGGCCGATCGCCGCGTAACCAGGCGGGTTTCGTCAATCCGGTGGCGATCCACAGAGATCTGGCGGAATGGGCACCGCGTTCACCTCGATATCGATGATGTCCTCATCAGATCGGATGAACTCAGCCATATGGCTGTAGATATCGCCAGGCAGATCATCTGCAGGCGTGTTGGATCGTATGAATAGCTTGGCGTTGATCTCCAGGAAATAGCCCTGCATGATCCGGCGCCGCTTGGCATACGGTAGCGGTCGCCACTGAGTCGCACGAGACTTTAGATTTAGTGCGGGATTCATCGGCAGGATTCAGGCTACGGTCTGCCGCATGACATACATCCTTCGCATCGGCCCGTGGCATATCGGACCATTCCCGACCCATACGGCCGCCAGCCACTTCGCTGAATCGCACGGTTGCGATGACTACACGATGATTCCGATGGATGATCCAGCTGAGGCGCCTGGCAAGATCTACCGGCTGCGCATGGCTCCATTGGCGCATCCCATGAAAAAAGCGCCGGCGGCTTGACCGGCGCCTGAGTCCTCGACTCTCCGAGCAAACGCTAGCCCTTGCTGCCGGTGACGCCTAGGTCTGCGTTATATCTTCCGGTTTGCGCGTAGCTGCGCTCCACGGTTCCACTGACCAGCAGGAATTTCATCTGTCCAATACGCAGGCCCGGCCAAATCGGTAATGGGTGCAGGCGCCGCTGATTGCGTAGCTCCATTGTCAGCCTGCTACCAAACCACCCTGGATCTGCCCAGCCGGCCTCAGCATGATCCCAGCCTTCGCGTGCGCGGCTGGATTTGAGCACAAACTGCGCGCCGACGTGGTTGGGCAGGTTGAAGATTTCCTGCGTTTCGGCCAGGAAGAACTCCCCGGGCTGAATCCAGAACGGATCGTCCTGCGTGTGCCCATGCAGTTGCACCTTTTGCAGCTCGATACTGCTGGCCACCTCCATCATGATCTGCGTGCCGAGCGTGACGTCGTAGCTCGCGGGGTTGAGCTGTTCTTCGTTGTATGGGCTCACCATCCCATGCCGTTGGCACAGCCGGCGGATCTCGTGATCAGGTAACAGCACAGGGCCTCAATAATCCCAGCGCACCTTAGCCCTGCTGCTGCGGATGCCTAGATGGATAAAGCCTTTGTAAGCGCCGTAACCAAGGCTATAGGGCCAATTCTTGTCGCACCAGTTCTGCACGGCATAGATATCAGCGCCATCGATGTAGAAATCGACTGCGCCACAGCCGGGCTTGTAAAGGTGCTCGCTATTGCTGGCACCACCCACCTGCGCATTGATGGCCGGCGGTCTATAGCCCGATGTGATCACGATGGGCTTGCCGCCGAATTGCACGCGCACACGTTCCAGGAATGCTGCAAGTTCTGCTGCAATGTCTAGCTGGCCTTGATTGTCAAACCTGCGTGCCTCTTGATCCAACGCAAACTCCCCCAACCTGATGTGTGGCGTAATCCGTGCGCTGAATGGGCTGCTGGGCCGCAGCTTGGCAGTTTCATGCTCGACGATGGATTGATGCCTGCCCCAGAGCTCGCTTTCTGCCCTCCTACGCCGCAGCAGACCAGCCTCAACGTTGGTGCCAGGGTTGCGGTACAGCTCCAACGCAGCGGGCACCACGGCCCAATCACGTTCGCGCAGGCAGCGGCTGATCGTCTCAAATCCTGCTGAGCCGTAGAACCCAGCGCCAAGGTTGTAAGCAAAGCTGACCAGCGCAGATCGCTGGTTGTCATCCATCGCCTTCCAGTGCGGCACAGTTGTGCGGAGCTTTTCAGCAATGCGATCAATCTCAAGCCGCAACAACATGTCGGCTTCGATCACTGTGATTTTGTCGCCGCGCTTGACTGGCACGCCACCGCTATAGCGGGTTGTGCCATAGCCGATTGTCCAAGGGTCGCCGCCGCTTAGCGGATCGGGATAGGCGCTTAGGTGGCAGCCCTCAAAATCTTTGATGAGCTTGATGGCCGCGGTTAAGTCGGTTTGCTTACCGTCTTGGCTCCATGTTTGAAACCAAGCCTGATCACGGCCAAGAATGTGCGGATTGGCCTTGTTAATGGCAGCTTCCAGCTCTGTCAGGGCCGCCATTTGATGCGGCAATGCCTTGTAGTACTTGAACAGGTCAAGTAGGCGAATCTTGTTTTGCGTCATTGCTCCAAGGGGCGTGGATGCTCATTGCCCCACCAAGGAGGCGGCTTTCGCCAGTTTGCAGCTCAGGATCAATGAGATGCTCAATCATCACTGGCGGTTGAATGGCTGCTGGCTGCGTTGCGTGCCATTCCTTTTCAGCCTGATCCAGCTTGCTAGGGAGTAGCAGCTCAAACCACCACTCCCGAGCAGCTTGCTCCCAGGTCTTGCCTAGAGCTTTTTTCCCTTGATCGAACGCAGCACATGGAACACAAGCTGGATGATGCTGTTGTCCTTAAGCGGCGACAACGCGATCACCTCACTGGCTGCAGCGATGATGATCCAGAAAGCGGGGTGATGAAGAAAGTCCATCGTCAACATTGTGGCGGACGTGCCTCCAACTTAGAGACGCGCTGCTCAACCGTCGATAACCGTCCGAAAGTCTCACGCCGGTCTTCTTTGATATCGGCGTGCAGCACCTCCAGCTGGGTGGCGATGTGCTCGACAGCGCTGGTGAGGCGGATCACGGCATCTCTGGCCTGGTCATTGCGCCGGCTGAAACCAGCCGCACCCATAGCCGCCACTGAGATTGAGGCCCCAGCCACTGCTGCAATGATCTCGACCATGGCGGCAACGGCTACAGAGTCAGGATACCTAGGCCCATCACAAGACTGGCATCTCGTACTCCGCAGTCGTCGCCGCGTAGTGCTTCCAGATCACCTCTGATGTGTTGCCTGCCCAATTGGCCGCCTGCGTTACCGGGATGCCGGCCTCCAGCCAGCGGCTGATCGCAACGTGCCGAAGGTCATAGGGCCGGTAGCGTTTCTTGATCAGGCCAGCGCTGTGGAGTTGACCCATGCGCTTGATGAAGAAGCTCTGAAAAGCTAATCGGTTCCATGGGAACACATAATCGCTATCTCGTGGCAGGCCAGCCAAGATCTCCTGCGCTCTGGCGTTAAGGGGAACCCAGCGCTTTTTGTTTGTCTTGGTGCTGTTCTTGTGGCCATGCGTCAGCGTGTAGTTGCTGTGGATTAGCACTCGCTCGCCGTCAATGTCGGCCCACTTGATCGCTCTGGCCTCACCCGTGCGCAGGGCGGTCTGCAGCATGAACTCAGCAAACAGCGCCCAATTCACGCCTCGGTAGGTGCGCTTGGCCTCCAGCGCCACCAGCACCAGCGGAATCTCCTCACGCGGGATGACCACCACCTCATGCTCGCCTTGCGGCGCCTTCGGCATCCTGAAGTTGGCCACAGGATTGCGAGGCAGCATCGCTACGTCTTCTGCAGCAGCCCAGCGGTACAAGCTGCGCACATACATGCAGACGCGCCGCGCCGACTTGTCAGGCTTCTGCTGCAAAAGCCAAGTCAGCACGCGCCGGCCTTCAGCAAACTCCTGAATCGGGCATCGCGCCAGCCATTTGCTCACTTGCTTGTAGTCGCTGGTGAGGCTGGTGGGGCAAAGCGAAACGCTGCGCTCTGCCTTAAACAGCTCCCAGGCTTGAGAAAGTGTCTGCTCGCAAGCGGGCGCAGTGGTTCCTGCGCGATAGGCTCCGGCCATCGGGTCCAATGCAAGTGGATCTGATCACGGGTCAGGCGGTTGCAGCCGCGCTGGCCCACCTCATTGCTAGCACACCGCCAGCGAGCTAGACGGCGAGACTAAGCAGCTGCAGGTGCTGCAACCCAGGGGAGGCCCGACTGCTTGCTAGGGCTGCGCTGTTCATCCAGCTGGCTCTGCAGCGCGGTCTCTATCTCGGCCACCTTC